CTGGTGGTACCACTACTGCTGTTAATCCTTATGTAGAATCCTTGTTGTCTGCACAGCGTACTGCGGATGCTCAATTGGCTCTACAATCACAGCAAGCAGGTACTACGGAGGCTCTACGACAGGCTCAGTTGGGTCAAGGCTTGTTGTCCTCTGCTCAAGGTATTGATGCTCAGACACTTAATCTGCTTTCTCAAGCAGGTACACTACAAGGTAGAGAAACTGCTCTTGAGCAAGCAAATAAACAACTTCAACTACAATCAACACTACAAGGTCTTGGTTTACCGTTGGCAACACAGCAACAAATCTTGGCACTACAACAGGCAGATGCTGGTCGTCAGTTGCAAGCACAACTAGCAGCAGCACAATTACCTGTAGCAGCAACACAAGCAGGACTGAACCTACAACAACAAGGTATGTTGGCTACTCTACCCACTTATGCTACTGCGGCTCAGTTGCCTTTGGTGAATGCTGGTAATATTGCTCAATTGGAGCAGAATGCTGCTGCCAGAGGATTCCAAGCACAATTGGCAGGACTTGGTCTACAAGCCTCTACAGCAAAAAATGCTGCTGACATTATGGCTGGTAGAACTGCTGGTATTAGCCAAGGCATTCAGTCAGTTATTCCTGGTTTGTTCCAAGAGCTCTTTGGCTGATATTTATTGAAAGGCACAAAATGGCACAGTTAGATATTGTTTCTGGTCTTTTTGGTGGATTATTTGGACAATCCCCAGACCAATTACGGCAAACACAGCAACAACAGATGGATAATAGAGCAATGCAACTAGCTCAATTGTCTCCTGGAAGGGCTGGTGTATTTTATGGTAATGTTGCAGGACAAAGGATTGGTAAGGATATTAGTGCTGCTTTTGGTGTTCAAGACCCTGCAATGCAGCGTAGACAGAAAGCACAGCAGATTGTGCAGAGTGTGCAGCAAGGAGGGCTTGATCCCACCAGTGCAGAGGGTTTGCTAGCACTTGCACAAGCCTTGGATCAGTTTCCAGAGTTTGCACAGGAAGCACTACAGGCTAGACAGGCTGCTGCTGCTAAGGCTCAACAAGCACAGCAACAAGCATTGGCTAATAGGCTTACAGAGGCTAAGATTGGTACTGAAGGATTTAGGCAGACTAAACTTGCTGCTGAGGCTGAAAAGGCTTCAAAAGAAAAAACAGAAACAGTTGTGCTTCCTCCTGGTGCTACTTTGGTTAGTAAAACTACTGGTGAAGTTGTTGCCCAAGGAACTGCTCAAGGTGGTAATAAGATTAAGACAGTAGATCTTGGTGACAGGGTTGAGTATTATACCGAAGGTGAAACAAAACCTTTTAAAGTTGAGAGTAAAGGTGAAACACCATCAACTTCTTTCCGCAGAGAGATTCAAGATCTTAAAGCAATCGATAATAAAGATAAGCAACAACTAGCTTTGCAAGGGGCTTCTTCTAATGCTGTGCGGGTATTGGGTACAGTATCTGAGGCAAAAGATCTTGCTCAACAAAAAGGAACCACTGGTTTTGTTGGTGGTGTTGCTGCTTTGTTCCCTGAAACATCTGCTCGTAAACTTGCTAACAAAATTAAGACAATCAAAGCAAACCTTGGTTTTGATCGTCTGCAACAGATGAGAGATGCTAGTCCTACTGGTGGTGCTCTTGGTCAGGTTGCTGTTCAAGAAATTGAGTTCCTTCAGTCCACTATTGCAACACTTGATCAATTAGAAAAACCAGAAGATTTAATGGATGCTTTAACTAAAATTGAAGAATCTTATCAAAGATGGTTAGAGGCTGCTAAAGGACGAATGACTCCTGGAACAGCAGAGTCTATTCCTGGAACAGCAGCGCCTACTCCTACACCAAAACCAGTTAAAAAGTTTCGTCGAGATGCTCAAGGAAACATCATCCCTGAATAAGGAAAAAATATGCAAGTAGAATTTGAAGGTAAAATCTATGAGTTTCCTGACGATATTACCGACCAGGAGATTGCCACTCTATTGGCTCAACAAACTAAAGCCGCCACACCAACACCAACTAAAGAAGAGCCTGTAAATCGTTCTTATGTTGAAGAAGCGCTTCGTCAATTAGGTCTAACTGGTCGGATGGCTGTTAGTGCTTTTACAGCACCTGCTACAACTGTGTTAGATGCTTTAAGTGGTGCTTATAACTTAGGAGCAGAGGCTGCTGGTTCAAAGACTAGGATGCCTTCATTCTCCGGACAGCAGTCTCAAATGATGACTCAACTAGGTGTGCCTGAACCTGCTTCTGGTCTTGAAAGAGCAATTCAAACAGGAGGAGAAGCTGGTTTTGGTGCGGCAGGTATGGCAAAGGCCCTTCCAAAAGTTCCTGCTTTTGCTAAAGAGGTAGGTAAACAAATTACTGGCGCTACTGTTGCTGGAACTGCTGCACAACCAGCAGCAGAGATTGTTAAAGAAGCCACAGGAAGCGACCTTGCGGCATTTGCTGCTGCACTAGCTACTGGTGCTCTTGCCGCTAGTGGGACATCCAAAGCACTCAATACTTTGAAGAAGGGCGAAGTTCCTATTTATTCTGTTGAGGAGATTAAAAAGAGAGCCTCTCAAAATTATCGAAAAGTTGATAATCTTGGTATTCAACTAAAACCAGACAGTGTTGCAAAACTAGGGTATAAAATAGAAGATGCTTTGTCTGATGCTCGTATGATTCAAGGCACTGAGGAAGCAAATGCAATCAATGCTCGGTTAGATCAACTACAAACTATTATAGATTCTAACTCTCCTCTTCCTTTTGGAGCATTGGAAAAAATTAGAGGTTCGTTCAATGATCTAAAAACAAGCAAAGATGCTAATATTCGTCGTCTTGCCGGTACCGCTGTTGGTCAAATTGATCTGTTTATTTCAAACCTTTCTGGTAAAGAAATTACCGCTGGTGCAAAAGGAGTAGACGAGGCTGTAAAAACAATTAGGACTGCTAGACAGGATTGGAAAAACCAAGCAAAAGCAAACCTACTTCAAGACACTCTTGATATTGCAGATGCAAGATCCCTTGATCCAAAGGCTTCTGAAAGTGAACTTATTCGTAGGGGCTTTATTAACATTGCTGCCGACAAAAATAAAATGAATTTGTTCTCAAAAGACGAGCAGGGTGTTATTCGTAAGGTTGCTAATGGTGGGTCTTTAGACAAAGTATTATCGTTTGCTGCACAGTTTAGTCCTTTAAGATCTAAACTAGCTGCTGCTGGTTCTGGTGTTGCCGCTGTCTCTAATCCATCCCTTGCGCTAGCAATTGGCGGGGGCGGTATGGCAGCAGACATTATACAAGGAGCATTGCGTAGACAAGCAGCCGAGCAAGCCGTTAAGACAATTGCTTCTGGTGCTGCAAGACCAGCGCCACAAGATCTTCGCTTGCAAGGTTCATTAGCTGGCGGTATGTTTACTGATCTTGAATAATGGACCCCATAACCGCATTAGCGACTGCTACTGCGATCTTCAACGGCATCAAAAAGAGTGTCGAAGTTGGTAGAGAAGTACAAGACATCTTTGGTCAGCTTAGTCAATGGGCCAGTGCCGTTGAACATCTAAAGTCAGGGATACAGTCTGAGAAGAAGCCATCCATTTTCAAGAAACTTGAGTTTGGTAGCGAAACTTCGGAGGCATTCGATGCTTACGCTGCGGAAGTCAAGTTGCAAGAGATGGAAAAAGAGATCTTTCATTGGTTCATCTATGGACATCTACAAGAGTTAGGTATTGATGGTTATAGGCGATTCAAACAGATCAGACAAGACATCACCAACAGAAGAGTAAAACTAGTCAGAGAACAAGCAGAAGCCAGAGCAGACTTTGTTAACAGGCTCAAACTCTGGGGTATTCTTGCTCCTGTGGTTAGTGGCTTCATAGGCTTTATCTGGTGGTTGATTATCTTTATTCAGGAGAAGCAATGATTACTTTGTTGTCTACACTTATATCATTCCTTGCTGGTGGTCTACCAAAGTTCCTAGACTTTATGCAGGATAGGTCAGACAAGTCTCAAGAACTACAGATCCTACAACTCCAGATGCAAAGAGAATTGCAGATGGCTCAACTAGGATTTCAAATACAAGAGCGTATCGCTGAGATCCAAGCAGAGCAAGCCTATGTTGATGCTCAGGTGGTAGAGAAACAAGCACTCTACAGTCATGATATTGAGATTGGTAAAGGAGCCTCTCAGTGGGTGGTTAACCTCAGAGCCTCTGTAAGACCTGTAATCACCTACTGTATGTTTGGTATGTTAGCCTTCATCAATATCTGGGGTGCTTGGTACGCATGGGATCAAGGTGTTCCATTCATCGATGCCTTGAATATGCTATGGGATGAAGACACACAGATTCTATTTGCTTCAATAATCAGTTTCTGGTTTGGATCACAAGCATTCGGTAGACGATGAAAGTCTCTAAACAATGCTTAGATATGATAGTACACCATGAAGGTCTTAGGCTTAGACCTTATAAAGACCCTATTGGTCTATGGACAGTTGGTGTTGGTCATCTTATTGGTGATGGTAAAACTCTACCAGAAGAGTATAATAGACTTTTCACTAAGGAGGAAGTCTATGAGATTCTGGAAAAAGATCTTAATCGTTTTGAAAAGGGAGTGGTTCGACTATGTCCTGTTGGTCTTACTAGTAGCCGCTTTGACGCACTCGTCTCTTTTGCTTTTAATGTCGGATTGGGTAATCTTCAAAGATCTTCCCTAAGAATGAAGCACAACAGGGGAGACTTTGATGGCGCTGCCTTAGAGTTTCTGAAGTGGAATAAGGCTGGTGGTAAGGTATGGACTGGTCTTACTAAGCGTAGGCTAGATGAGTCTTCTCTATATAAAAAAACCTCCCCGAAGGGAGGCTAAAGACTAACACCAAGAGAACAAGAATCTCACTATAAATAAGTCAAGTGCTAGATGGTGGATTTCATATTCATCATCGAAGACATACTCGATACCCACCATCATCCCAGTGATGAAGTTCAGTGTGATGGTAAACATCAGATCTCACAATGGCCTGCAACACAGGCAAGAGTCTGAGCACCTTCAACATTATCATCGTCTTCCTTGAGGATATTCCAGTCGATGTCTTTAGGCATCTTAGCTAGAAGCGCCTCATACTCTTCTTTCGTACACTCCTCATACGGTGCTTGACGATACGAACCACCATCATACGGAAGAAACGACACACCAGAGATTTCATCAAAGTTCCTCCATACCCAGGCTCCAACATCCATCCATTCATTCTCTTTCACAGAGATAGTCACTGAAGGCTTATGCTCACACCAGTGACGCTGATACATCAACCACAGGTCTAGGTGCTCAATAGCAGTCAGTGCATCCCTTGTCCTAGCCCCTGCTGGTGCTTTCTGTGGGAATGAGAACACAGCAGTGGAATCAGGACGCATCACACAGTCTTCAGTGGGGATACCAGAATCAGTCAAGAACTTCGTAAGAGGATCTTTTTTATCGCCTCGTACCCTTCGAATATAATAATCACTATGTCGAGTGTGAATGCCAGAGGCAGAATTGACAAGCTGACTAACAGTTCCACTAGGCTTGACACAAGTGATAGCAGCGCTTTGAGGAATTCCGAGACTATCTGCAAACTGTGCATTAGTAGCGACTGCGACATTTCGAAGCTGTTCAAGAGCCTTTGCAGTATCATCACAAACCTTTCCCATCCACTCATTGTCCAGAATACCTGTGAAGGAAACACCCAACAGACGCTCTTCTTCAGTGTTCTTACGCCACACCTTACGCAGGTATGGGAAGTGAGTCAGAGTAGCCTGGAATGTCCCTAGAATCGTCGCAATACGCACCTTACGAGCAATGTCGTCTACAGTGTCATCTGAGCGTACTACTACCTCTGTTAAATTACAAAACTGATACGGACGAAGGATAATCTCAGAGCAAGGATTCGTACCAAACTCGTATGTAGAGTCTCTACGACCATTCTTTGCTGCCTGTCGCTGTGAAGCATCTCGACTAAAGATACCTCGCTCACCAGAGTGACTATGGTACAGGCTGGTCCACTCATCCAAGAACTGACCAATATCAGGTTTTTGGGTGTAAGTGGCTGAGTTATTGGCTAGTGCTCGTTGGCCTTGCTGCTCCCACCATGCTCCTGCCTTAGCATGACGCATCTTGTCATCCTCAAGGTCAGACAAAGAGATCATTGCAGAGCGTCTAACGCCTCCAACCACAACAACTTCCCCGATCTTGCAGAGAATATCATGGCACTCCAGCGATGATAGACGACGACCAACGGCTCCCCGAAACTTGTGAACTGTGAACTTAAATAGTTCCTCAAGCGGCCCTGGTCCAGAGGCTCGACCACCAAAGGTCTTGAGTCGAGTACCTGAAGGGCGTACCTTCGATAGATCCCATTTTGGCACTTCGCCAGAATAGAGTAGAGCGATAAGTTGCCGTAGAGCTTTAGCCCATCCTTCTTTGCTATCGGCAACCATGATAGTAGTTTCACTATTGAATAACTGGTCAGGGACTTCAGGTAATTGGTTAACATACTTTTGCTCCACAGAGAATCCCACACCTGTGCCGCAGAGCAGGATATACATAGCCTCATCAAAGGCTTTAGGGTCATCAATAGGCATATAACTACAGTTGTAGCCAGCAGTGTTGTCTCGCTCCAAAGCCTTACCAGCGGTCATAATAGAGCGCATAGAAGGCATCACTTCTAGGTTGAGTACTGCTGATTGCAGTTCACTACGGAGGTCAGCAGGGAGGATATAGCCATGCTCTAGGCTAAGATGTGACTGCATGAACTCAAAGTAACGCTGCACAGTCTCTTCCCAATGCTCTCGACGCTTTACATCAGGAAGATACCGAGAATAGCGGCTCTTGGCAATGTAGGTTTGGTAGTTATCTAGTTTGTTAGTCATTTAGTTCCTTCTCCAATTCTTCGTATCGTTCTTCGATCTTATCGATAAATCTTTCGACTAGCTCCTCTGCTGAGATGTCTAAAATCTCTAACACAGTTATCTCATCAAATTGAGTAAGTTTACTCATTACATCTCGCAAAGTGAGTGGCATAGTTACTCCCGATAAAATCTCTCTTTAATGGTGTCGTAGTTTTCAATCGCATACTCTAGGTAATGATGTGCCTTCTTTAGATCATCTAAGCCTCCTTTTTTATGATGCCGTTGTACATACTTAATCACATTACACAACCAAGGATCTAACTGCCAGTCTAGAAAGACATCCCAAGGCTGGATGTTAGACTGATAATGATCACCTCCAATCTGTTTGTTTCTCATATCTGTACCACCTTTGTCACAGGAACTTGATAAAAATACTCTCCCTTATGGACATACCGATTAGGTACCTCCACCAGCGGAGAGTTTCTAACTTCATTTTCAGTCGCTATTATAGCATGAGTTTGCTCATCATTGCAAACCATAAATACACAAGGCAACTCTGAATCTAAAAACTTTTGTTTCCTACCAGCAAGCTGAAGAGTATCATAAGGAAACTCTGGTCCTTTCCATACTCTCTTAATCTCTGTCTCACAGTAGAACTCATTATTGACTATGAGATCAGGACCATACCGATCAGGATTGTCCCAGACCTCATAGCCTAACCTAGACCAGTACTTCTTACCTGCTGCTCTGGCTAGGTTATCGTTCTCCTTGAATAAGCCAGGACTAAACGGCTTCTTCGTCATCGTCTAGCATTTCTGTTAGTTCAGGATTAGTAGACTCAGTCTTGAACTTATTAGAAGGAAAGAGAGAAGTGATAGTGATCTTTTCTGAGATGTCATATCCATAGATCTGGCTAAGGAAGTCTACAAACTCTGCCAAGGGTACATCCCATGTCTCAGCATCGTTAAGAGTGACTGAAGTTAGTATAGACTTCTTAATGGGATACCCATCAATAGCCTGTGAACCATCGTCATACGAATACGAAAAACTATAATTGTGTACAAAGTTCATTTGTTTCTCCATAGGTAGGTCAACTTCATAAGGAACACCACTAACTCTTACCATTCCAACC